GTTACCGTTACTACTTCTTTCTCTGGACGACTGCAACCAGTCAGGTAAATCATACTCGTTAGTATTGCCAGAGTCACGCATAAAGTCACGCCAGACGTTTGCCGTGGCACCATTCATTTTTCCTTCTAAGCTTTTTGAATCTCTTAGTGCTTCAACTGCTAGATCCATTTTTGCAAGTTTGCCTCGCAACTCATCACTGTATTCTTCAGCTTTTTGTAGATCTTTTTGAAGCTCTGTGTTTAAACTTGAGACACGCGCAAAATCGCTGCGCATGGTATCTAAACTTTCGTTTGCAACCTGCGCAGCAACTTCTAGTTGTGCATTGTTTTCTCGGAGTGTTGCCATCCTAGCTTGTGAATCTTGATAATACCAATAAAAGCCTCCAAGCATCACAGCCATTGCTACACCCATCATAGCAGCAATTTTAAGTCCCATAGATAAAGTATAGATTAAATTATGAGAGATGGCAATATTAGAATTTTGACAAGAGTTTAGCTAAATGACCAGCAAAGGGTAATAAAGCAACAGCCATAAGCAGATTTACGCCTGTGTGGGCCATCGCTATACGTAATGTATCACCTTTCGGCATACCATCTGAGACTAGCAAACCTGCTAACCAAATAGTGCCGGTCGTTCCAATGTTTGCTCCAAGTACACACGCTATAGCAGCTGGTAAAGGAATAGCCCCAGATGCAACAAGTGCAATAATAGCTGTAGTAGATAGCGATGATGATTGCCATAACAATGTCATGACAATGCCGCCAATAAACATGTAGATAATGTTACCTGTAAACCAATGTAAATGTTCTAAGTTTCCCATGGATTTCATGCCACCAGAAAAAGTCTTAAGTCCAATATAAAATATCACAAGCCCTACTAAGGCTGTGATAACGGGATTTCCTAAATCCATTCTACTCACCTTTTTAATTAATTGTTTTGTTTTTGACATTGCAAGATTCACATTTCAAAAGAATAATAAGAGGCCACTAGACCTCTTATTTTCATTATAATACAATTTTGTTACAGTTTTGTGAATTAATTTTTTAATTTGGCTGTGGGAGATGGAGTCGAACCATCACGCCTTACGGCACACGAGAAACAGTCGTGCGTGTCTACCAGTTTCACCACCCCACAAAAATTTTTTAAGCTGCGAGTGAGAGCTGGGTGTCAAGAGCCGAAATCATACGAGTCATGCCAATGCCTCCGCCCACACGAGGGAAGAAATCAAACTGTAAAAACTCTTCAAGTTCTGCTTCTACTCTGTCTTTGCCAAACAAATCATAAAGTAGGTTTGCATAAGCTCCTTCAGTGATTGTATGAAATGTATCGCGCATTTGATCTACGTTCGTAGAACGTTCAGCTGAACCTATAGTTTCCATACCTCCTAAGATGACATCAATCTTCTTACTACGTACTCCATCTTCATATCTGCTCATGTTCCAGAATGGAGAAGTGAATTCTGGGAAGTCTGTAATCATCGCAGTGCTAAAATCGTTATACATAGCGATCTCATGTTCAGCCTTAAGTTCTCCATCAACCTTGTAGTGTTTTTGCCATGCTTCATAGGTTTTTTCGATTGGACGATCAAAACCTAGATAATCAACGAGTTCATACTCCATCTTTTTCAAGTCTACAATATCGCCGGGCATCTCAAATTCAAACATTGGGAAGATAATATCATGCCTACCAGGAATAGCATTTGGTTCTTGTCTATACGAAGTTGAGACACAAAAAAAGCCCTTTTCATTGGGCTGGGATAATAGTTCATGCTCTAACCACATTTGACCAGTTTGAGGGAGAGGCCAAACTTGACCTGCATAATTATAAGTAGCTACATTAAAGGGATCTTCACAAGCTGCTAGGATAGAAAGTCTATTTTGAGTGTGTACTTCTTTAAAACCTTTGTCCAAAAAAAATGACCTTAAAAGGCCAACAGTGTGAGTAAATTTAGTGGGGGAAATAAGTTGCGTCATTTTTATTACCTTTCTTTATATAAAAAGACGCGCAGATTTAAAACCTGCGCTCAAATTAATAAATTATAGTAAAAAATCAGTAAATGTGCAAACTTATTTTAATTTTGTTTGCTTTTTTTACTAGGCTAAACCTCTCATACGCTCAACCAAACGGTCTGCACGTTTTGTTACCTGACGATACCAACGTGAGTCAACCATTTCATCTGCTGCTGCATTCCAATCACGGGCGTCAACTCCACGCTTCATACCCTTGAATTTAGATAGGCGTGGATATCCAAGATTAAAACACATGTTAGCTATAACACGTTTTGCGGTTTCTGGTAGTTCTTCAAAGTCATCATAAAGATTATGGCAGTCTTTTATAACGATCTCCATGTCAGCTTGAAAAGCGGCTTCAACCCGTTCTTCAGTAACAGGTGTTCCAACAGGCTGACCGTATTCAGGGTCATCTGTTCTAATCAGATGTCCAATACCAAAAGTAGGTAAACCTAGATGATCGAGATAAATTTCGTATTTTACTCCTTCATCGCGTTCTAGTTCTATTCTTAATTCTTGTAGATTCATTAGTTAAATCCTTTCTTCTTATGTAGTTTACGAGCGTAGTAATCGGTTCTATCTTCGCTCATTACTTCTCTTTGCTTTTTAGCTTTTTTTAATTCTTGTTTGTCTAACACAGTTATTTTTGATGACCAATTGTCCCGCTTAACAGGAATCATCTGACATATAGGAGTTCCAGCAGGCATAAACACTTTACCACCACGTTGTAGCTCTACATGTATAAACGGAAAATTAATTACGTTTGTGTACTCATCCGAATCTACCAAACCAACCAACGGAATTACAGGACTCTCAAGTTGATTAATCATAGGTAGAAATAACATAGAATAGTCTTTGGGAGTTTCAATAATCCAAGGACTCATATATTTTAAAATAGTCATATTCTCAAAAGCTGAACCTTTTACTTGAGCAGAAGGATGAACTTCAATAGGTTTATGAATATTAATTAGTTCTTTATGTTTATCATCTATGTATGGTAAGGTAACTTCACCGTCTTCTTTTTGTTCAATTATGACATCAACATGTGTTAATAGTGTCCATCCAGCTGTCATGGCATCTAAAAAAGGAATACATTTTTTTACCGACTGTATTTCATCGTCATTATGTTTTACAAATTGTGGTATATTCTTAAACCACTGCGGCATAAGTTTTTTAGATGCTAAAGGAGGCAAAGTGATTTGATCAGGGAATGCTTTGATCAAGTGAAATTTTATTGTTTTATTTGTAGGCATTTTAAGTATTAGGATTTACAAATGTTGAAGGAATGTCTCTTTCAGACTTAGTAGTTCCGCAATCACACACATCACAACCGCAGTTGCAAGAATCCCAATTGCAGTGACAATCACACCCACACTTTTCGCAAGTACACTTATCCATATTAACTCCAAATCTCTTTTCCACCAATCGCACCCACATGAGTTTGTTCCATGTAACAATTAGTTTTATTTTCTGATTGCATTTCGTATGCCCAAGTAAGTTCTTGAATGATACGATTATACCACTGCTTATCATACGGATCAGTTGCTTTGTTCATATCATCCATCAATTGTGGGATACGTGCTTTTATATATTCACGAGTTGATTTAGTTCCGCGTTTCATTCTGCTGCCATCTCATAAACTGGATTTGAAGGACTCATTTCCATGAATTTTCCCCACTCAGCGTAATAGTGTCTCATTCCTACCTCGTCATGTATAGTACTGTTTTCATGTCTGCCATGTAGAATGTTACGACGCTCTGTACCCTCTCTCATAGTAGTTCCTTGTCCTGCTACACCAATAAGATCTTCGTGTAAGTTACGGCCAAACGGACCCCAGATTGTGTTATGTGCTTTTATACGGCTTGCCCTTTCTTCTGGTGTATCCTTTTTTAAACCGTATCCACGAAATTCAATAAGAACCTTGTTTGGACCAATAGGAGTTACAATGTCGGATCTATAGGCACTGCCGCGAAGATTGAAGTTATACCCTGGGAAGAGGTCAACCATATACCACTGGTTTGGTGGTAGGTTGGGGAACGATAATTCTCCCCTATCCTCAAAGCCATCATATTCTTCATAATTAACAGTAAAACTGCTAACATTAACATGACCATTATCAAAAGGTATATTCTTTCTAGCAAAGTATTCATCATTAAATCCTGACACACGGTTGAAGTAGTGCATAAAATCATGATAGAATTCACTATTTGTATCATGCCACAGTTTATAATTAGTATCTATTATTGCTTTATGATAGTGAAACACCTCTAGTTCCTCGGTATCAATGGCATCAATGATGCAATCAAATGCACCGCCTAACCAGGTATCGAGTGGCATTGGATCTGGATTCAATGTTACCCAAACCATCTGTCCGTATTTAACTTCACAATGTAGTGGTTTTTCAGTAGTCGCCCAACCATCATATGAAATAGTTCCAGTCGGTTTACGAAAGTCAATATCGTTAGTGTTATAATATGCTTGAACATTTTCGCCATCAACATTAATTGCAATGACTCGTTTACCTGCGATTTGAATAGTTCGATAGTTACCTTTGTTTCTCATCTCACTAATGTGACACATGGGAACCCAAACTTTCGAAAAGATCATTTCTTGTTCTTGTTCAAAGATTTCGTACGATGAATATATTTCACTACTTACGTGTTCTACTTTTGGTTGTTTCAACCAATTTTTATGATTTCTAGGCGGCATGTTGTTCCTCCAACTCATATTTTATAAACTTGTCTTTTGTGATAGTACGTAAATCACCTGCCTTAAGATGCTCTGGCTCGTGTGCTAGTTTTTGACTTTCCGCCATGCCTTCTGGCGGTAACTCGTATTCAGCAGGCCCTTGTATACTACCCCAAGGTGTTGTACGAATGGGACTAACAAAGTTCTTCTCTCTGCCATCTCTAAACTTGAGTCGCCAACTAATAAAACCTTTTTCAGGTTCTCGTAATACTCTGACCTTATGACCCATTGGAGCGAAGTCCGAATATCCTCTATCGTCGATTGCATTTTGTGGACAGGCTTTTACACAGCTATAACACTCCCAACAGAAGTTAGGTTCAATGTTTACTGCTCGTCTTGTTACTGGGTCAATGTGCATGATATCTGATGGACAGATATCCACACAGTGTCCACATCCATCACAAGCTGTCATATATACAAATGTAGGCATTAATTAACCTTTCCTGTGTTTCTGACCTTTTGGAGGCGATTTTTTAGATCCTGAAGGTCCAGCCCAATAGACTTTATTAGCCCAGTAAGCTGCTGACATTTTTCCTTTCGCGATGTTGCGGGCGTGGCGTGCCTTAAAAGATTTTCGTGCCTCTGGAGAGTAGTTATGCCCCATTGAAGAGTCTCCAAAATG